TAGCAATGCCGATAAAGTTGAAGAATTAATATTTGCAATGATTCAAGACAATGCGGGTACCTATCATTATAGCCAATCACTCCATGACTTTAAAGTTATTGATGGTAAAATGATTGATGGTGGAAGACAATATATTCGTGCTGGTGGAAAGTATGATTTATTCATTATAAAAGACGGCCAGTTTGTTCCATCAGAATAATGTTGTTTACATTTATCAATAATCGTGTTATAATACTATCATGAAAATCGAAATCGGACCCTATAAAAACTGGTTTGGACCACATCATCTTGCTGAGAAAATTTGCTTCTGGGCAAAGAAGGATGTTGCCGATGAGTATGGATACAAAGACTACCCTGAGTATGTTTTTAAACTTGGCGAATTACTTGCCTATGGTAAATGGCGAGGTATTGATGACCTTCCATCAGGCAAGAAAAACTTGTTTGAAAATGATGATAAACCTACGCGGTTGTATAACTTTTTTCAATGGATTGAATCAAAGCGAACACGTGTCCAAAAGGTTCGCATAGATCGTTATGATACATGGTCAATGGATACAACACTTGCCAAGATTGTGTATCCTATGTTACTGCAACTGAAGGCAACAAAGCATGGTTATCCAATGGATGTTGACTTAGAGGATGTTCCTGAGAATCTTCAATTTACTGACTGGACGGAAATGGATTCATGGTACGGTGGTCAACTTCCTTTATTTGAAATGGAAGTCTGCAACCCAGAACACATTAGTATCTCAGAAGCTCGTTGGGACTGGGTATTGGATGAAATGATTTATGCTTTTTCCAAATTGGCTGATGATGATTTCTGGGCCTCTAATCTAGAGGAATCATCTAGGGTTGATAATGGTTTCCGTTTGTTTGGTAAGTACTACCAATCACTGTGGGATTGAATATGATTAGTTGGATTTTAGTTTTTACAATACACAGTTCAATGTATCCTATGAATAACCCTATTGTGATGGATAACTTTACTGAAAAAGAACAATGTGAAATTGCATTGGATTATATTAAAACAACATACGAACAAATTAATGTGAAAGGAACCGGCTACTGCTGGGGTGAAAGGAAATAAAATGGTAAAACAAATGAGTCAAGTAGATACACCTGAGGGTCGTGAATGGTTAAAAACTCTTTTAAAAGAGCAAGAGGTTATTGTTACCTTTACTAAAGTAAATGGTGAAGAACGTATTATGACCTGTACCCTGAATGAGGCAATTGTTCCACCCACGGTTCGTACAGAAACAACAAAGCCTAAGGCCGAGGTTGATTCCGTCTGCAGTGTCTGGGATGTTACAGCACAAGGTTGGAGAAGCTTTCGGTGGTCCAATGTGAAACAAGTCGAATTTGACTTAGGCACATAATATGACTATTGAAAGTCAATTTTTAAACAAACAAAAGTTCTCGAAACTTATTGAGGATACCGTCATCAATGAACGGTTATCCTATATGGATGCTATCATTGGTATCTGTGAGAAAAACTTTATTGACATTGAGGAAATAAAGAAATACATCTCTACAGGTATCCGTGATAAGCTGGAAGTGGAAGCAAGGGAATTAAATTATCTGCCCAAGCAAAATACACTTCCGTTTGATGATATATAATAGTGTACAACATCCGAAAAATGTGGTATAATTATATTTCAATTTACACTTCAGTTTATACAAAGGAAAATACAAATGTCATTTGAAAATCTAAAACGCAATCGCGACAATATCTCTAAACTCATCAATGCTGCCGAGCAAGTCGGTGGTGGTTCAGGTGGTGGTGAGAAAAAATCCTATGGTGATGACCGAATCTGGAAACCAACCGTCGATAAGGCAGGTAATGGTTATGCAGTACTTCGTTTCTTGCCTCCTGCAGAAGGTGAGGATTTGCCTTGGGTTCGTTACTGGGATCATGGTTTCAAAGGCCCCACAGGTCAATGGTACATTGAGAATAGTCTTACATCAATTGGTCAAGCAGACCCAGTTGGTGAACTCAATTCTAAACTCTGGAACTCTGGTATTGAATCAGACAAGGAAATTGCTCGTGCTCAAAAGCGTCGTCTGCATTATTTGGTAAATGCCTATATCGTAAGTGATCCAGGTAATCCAGAGAATGAAGGCAAAGTGATGCTCTTCAAGTTTGGTAAAAAGATCTTTGATAAAATCATGGATGTTATGCAACCTGCATTCCAGGATGAAAAGGCAGTGAATCCTTTTGACTTCTGGGAAGGCGCTGACTTTAAACTAAAGATTCGCCAGGTTGAGGGTTACCGTAACTACGACAAGTCTGAATTCTCATCTCCTGCACCTCTGTCAGAAGATGATTCAAAACTTGAAGCCATTTATGGTAAAATGCATTCACTTCAAGAGTTCTTGGATCCTAAGAACTATAAGACCTATGCAGAATTGCAAACCAAATTGCAACGTGTCTTGGGTAATGTTGCTGAATCAGGTGCGCCAAGTATGCATCAGGAACGCGTTATGAATGAACCTGCTCCTGCTCCTACTTTTAAACAACCTGTTACAGTAGAAGAAGTTGGTGGTGAGGATGATGATGATACTATGAGCTACTTTGCTAAATTAGCTCGTGATGATTGATATTAATCACCAATGAGAAAAGGGTCCTTCTGGACCCTTTTTAGTTTTATCTAATATATCCCATACTGTGTCCGTAACCACCACCATATCTAGTATCAACGGCTGATGCAGGCGGTAAAGCAAGAGCACTGTTATTACTACTTGACCTCACACTGTTGTCCTGAATTACAATTGGCGCACCACTACCACCACCATTATTTCTGCGCATTGCTTCAACCTCTGCTTTTTGTGCAGTTAAATCACCAATGACTGAAGCATTCATGGGTTGTGGTTTTGATGCTGCTTTTGGTGTGTATTTAAAATCCTCACCTAATGCATTCATAGGATCATCACCAGACGCGCCTACCATATTACCAGAATCACCACTTGATTTGCCAAAACCAAATGCAGTAACCGGTTGACCCAGTAACCATTGTGCCAAACCTGTTGCAATCGTATCACCAGCAAGGCCACCTAATATTGCACCACCTATAGTTCCCGCTCCAGGGAATATCAATGTACCGGCAATACCACCCAGTACACTACCACCCAATCCGCCTAGCACACCAGCAATACCGGCAACTTTTTCTGTAATGGGAGAATCACTCATTAGGATACTTGTAATTAAACCACCACTAATAAGAGCACCAATACCCGGAATTTTACTTGCCATTTTTGATAATGAACCGAAGCGAGGAAACTTTTTGGCTATTTTAGCAGATGAAGTAGCAACATCTGCGGCTTGTGTAGCTTGTGCAGTTTTAAGCGCAGCACCAGTTAATGGTTTACCAGTTTTAGTACTTGTATAGTTACCTGCCTTATCAACGGTAAAGTTACGAACTGGTACTGCCTTTGTAGTTGCAGCAGTAGCTGCGGCCGCTGCCGCTGTGGTAGCAGTAGTTGTTGCTGCAGGGGCAACGGTAGCAGCAGTAGCAGCACCAGCCAAACCTGTTACCGCATTCTTAGCTAATTTTAAAGAACCAGATAATAAAGCAAATGCCTTACCAATAAAACCAAGTGGACTGAAAGCAAATGCAATCAATCCTAGGGTAACACCAATATTTGACATATCGGTGCCAAAGGTTTTAAAGTCACCTTCAAGGATATTGTTTAAACCTTTAATAGCACCATTAAATTTATCAACAATGAATGTCTGTACTTCTTTTATTGATGGTAATTGAATGCCATGTTCAGTCAACCATTTATCAGTATCTGTCCACCATTTACTGATAGTAGTTTTTATTTTATCAAATGCTTCACCTAAATTGGTGAATAGTCTATTAAGCTCTTCAGTATCCATACCTTGAACAATAGTGCCAAGTACGAATGCTAATGGACCAAAGCGCAATAACAATTTACTAAACTTAAGAAACGTTGTTAAGAATCCACCTAGGATTGGAATACTACCCAATGCAGTTCCTATGCCGCCGAACATATTGCCCAGACCACTAAACAATCCGCCACCACCACTTCTAGATTCGCCTTTTACTTTATCAGTTTTGGCTTTTACATCACGCGCACCTTCCTTATCAGACTCAAGTTTATCAAGTCTGTCTGCGTAGAGTGTGGACACTAGTCTATCAATATTCTGTGATGTATTCCTAACTCCAGTATCGGTGGACTTAAGAATATCATTTTGATTTACCAGTGTATCGTTAATGGTTGCTAAGGTTACTGCCATATATTATCCTTGATTTGCTGCTCTTTCCCGGTCATTTTTTTCTTTAATATCTTCCATTAGCATAAACAAATAGATTTCTCTCTCCCAAGGTAACATTTCTTCTATCTCTGTTAATGAGTAGTGAAAGTTTTGGAGTAGTTGGAAATTTACTTTATAGTAATTCTCCAACGTTTCATGAGAGAGACAT